CCCCTAAAGAAATAACCCCCACCACTACCGTTAGACCTCTGACGAGGTCTAACTCCCTCATCCTGCCTTCGAAGAGCTTCGAGGAGTTCTGGCTCGCCTACCCTCGCAAGGTCGCGAAGGGCGCAGCCCGCAAAGCCTTCGCCAAGGCCTTGGGCAAGATCCAGGCCGACGACCCGGTCGCCACCGTCATGGCGGCGCTGGGCACGGCCAAGCGCGCCTGGTCGGACGTCGAGGCCCAGTTCATCCCCCACGCCTCGACCTGGCTGAACCAGGACCGCTGGGAAGACGAACCGCTTTCTCAAAGCACCGGCCCCCTGAATGCTGGTCGTTTCAAGCCGCTCTCGCAAGAATATCTCGCTTCTCGTCTGGCCCTCATCAAATGAACGACGAAACCGACCGCAAACATATACCAGCTTTCGAGGTGACTGTCCCGTTGGATTTGTACGAAAAGGTCGTACGATGCTGTGGGGGAACGTTTGCGGACAGCTACCTATACGGCGCAGTGGTCAAGTTCGACAAGATTTTACCGAGGACGCAGATAGCATTCGAGCGCCTGAACGAGCGGGAATCCGTCAAGGCGGTGCTGATCTCCGAGGGCCTGACGATGATCAAGCCTCCGCCGTTCACCGGAACGCCGGCCTGGCAGGAGCTCGGCCTGCCCGAAAAGCCCAAACTCGCTGGCGCGAAAGGAAACCGCTGAAATGACCATGGACGCAGCAGACCTGTACGCCTGGGCTAAAGTCGCCTCTCCGCATGAGTCGATCGTCTACCATCGAGGGGACGTGGCGCTGGCTCAACCGAGTGGGAAGTTTCCGGGCAGAAAGGTTGGCAGGAACGACTGGGGACGGCGGCGGCTCGTCGAGATCGAAGAAGTGGAGTGGTGCGAGATCCGTGACGTGCGCGATGAAGCATACCGGCTCTACGAGGAGGGGCTGGTTTCTCTGGTCCGACGCAGGCACGGCGCCTTCGACTACGATTACATCGTCCAGCGAACCAAGCGCAAATTCCCGGCCCAGCGCACGCTCAAGGCGGCCTGACGATGCAGCCCCACCAGCAGGTGCGTGGTATCGTCGAGCAGGTTGTGTGTGACCATGAGGCACGTAACGACCGGATTGCAAACAGCGAGGCGAACGGGTGCGCTCGGCGCTGTGGTCGAAAACGGTGCGCCATGGCGACGCATGTAGTTCTGGTTTCCCACGTAATCGGCGCGTGTCGGTATCGGCCCTGTAGTTGGGCCAGGTTTGACGCGATGCGCCAGATTCACCGCCAGCTCTCATGGTCGTCTATGCAGATCGCCCGTTTTTTCGGGTGCGATCACACCACAGTTCTCTATGCGCTTGGCCGACTTCGCCGCCAGCCGGGGGACACGCGCGTGAGATGCAGGGGATTTGAGCCGCCGCCGTGGACAGAATGACCGGCCACTTGACCACAACAGCGGAACCGCCGAGTCTCAGCGCCTGGACACCAATCCCGGCGCAACGCCCCAGGACCGACGACCATGCTCCACAACTCCGGCAAGGGCGGAACCCGCCCCCCCTCGCAATCTTCCGCCCCGCAGAAGACCGCCGTCGGCTCCGGCTCGCGTCCGAGCAAGTCGACCCACTGCATCGACAGCTCCGCCCCCGACAAGCCGCGTCACCTCGACAGCAGGCACGTCCCAGGCGCCCTGGGCGTGAAGTAGGGGAAACAGCAAAAAGCTGTTCAAAGCTGCATGCCGGCTCCCAAGGGCACGAGGCCTCCGAACGCCGGCAAGGGCAGAAAGCCTGGTCAGGTCAACGCCAGCACCAAGGCCATCAAGGAGATGATCCTCGGCGCCTTGGACCGGGCCGGCGGAGAGGAATACCTGGTCAGCCTCGCCACCAAGAACCCCGCCGCATTCGTGACGCTCCTCACCAAGGTCCTGCCCACCCAGGTGACCGGCGACCCCGAGAACCCGGTCATCAGCGCGATCACGGTGCAGTATGTCCGCGCTGAGGGCAAAGACTGAACTCATCATGCCGGTCGCAGAGGTGTTCGCCCCTCTCGACCAGCCGGGCCGCTACAAGGGCGCATACGGCGGACGTGGCTCGGGCAAGTCCCATGACGCGGCGGGCCGCCTAGTCAGGCGATGCCGGGCCAACCCGGGCAGCAGGGGCGTCTGCATCCGTCAGGTCCAGAAGGACCTCAAGCAGTCCGCCAAGCAGCTCATCGAGGACAAGGTCAGGGCCTATGGCCTGGGCGCCGACTTCGACCCCCGTGTCGGGCACATCTGCACCCCCGGCGGCGGCGTGATCATCTTCGAGGGGATGCAGGACCACAACGCCGAGAGCATCAAGTCGCTGGAGGCCTTCGACATCGCATGGGTGGAGGAAGCCCAGACGCTCACCGCCTATTCGCTCGACCTGCTCAGGCCCACGATCCGCAAGCCGGGCTCCGAGATCTGGTTCACCTGGAACCCCAGGCGAAAGACCGATGCGGTCGACGACTTCATGCGGACCAAGCAGCCGAAGGGCGCGGTCTCGGTCCTGGCCAACTGGTCCGACAACCCGTGGTTCACCGCCGAGCTCGAGGATGAGCGCCAGACCGACCTCGAGCATTTCCCCGAGCGCTATAACCACAAGTGGGAGGGCGACTACGCCGGTGTGTTCGAAGGCGCCTACTTCGCCAATGACCTCGCCATGGCCAGACGGCAGGACCGCATCTGCCGCGTCGCGCAGGATCCGCTGCAGGCCATCCGCATCTTCTGCGACCTTGGCGGATCGTCGGGCAACGCCGACGCCTTCACCATGTGGGTGTGCCAGTTCCTCGGCCGGGAAATCCGCGTGCTCGACTACTACGAGACGCAGGGCCAGGCTGCGGCCACGCACTTCCGCTGGCTGAAGGACAACGGCTACGAGGGCGCGCACGTCTGGTTGCCGCATGACGGCACGCAGCAGCACGGCCCGGTCGACACGACGTGGGAGGGCGCGTTCAAGGCGGCGGGGTTCAAGCACGTCGTGGTGATCGGCAACCAGGGCAAGGGCGCGGCTGGCCAGCGCATCGAGGCGGCGAGGCGTGTGTTCCCCATGTGCTGGTTCAACGAGACCTCGACGGAGGCGGGCAGGCTGGCCTTGGGCGCCTACCACGAGAAGAAGGACCAGCAGCGCAACATCGGCCTCGGACCCAACCATGATTGGGCCTCGCACGGCGCCGACGCCTTCGGCCTGATGGCCATCTGCTACGACCCGCCCAAGGCCAAGGCTGAGCCCGAGGGCGGGCGGCTGTACACCGTTGGATCAGATGACGCGGCGAACGCGTGGATGGGAGCTTGAGATGAGCGGTCGGGACCTAATAATCGGCGTGCTGTGGGTGCTAGAACAGTTCAGGGCGGCGCAAGAGACTTCCCGGATCAACAGCCGGGGAGACACGGTCTGCGGCTACAAGCCCAAGACGATGGACGAAATCGCCCTGGAAGTCGACGAAGCCATTGCCGCTGCGAGTAAGGGCGAATGACCTTCACCGAGTACAGCTACTGGTCCCCCGTACTCGGCGACGACGCCGTCCGCCTGTCCGTGTTCAACGACAGGGGCGGCGAGCTTTACATCATCATCCCTGACGGCTCCGGTTATGTGGACAGAAGGGCCGCCGCGCTTGAGCTTCTCGCCGAAGCGTTGGAGGAAAGGCTTCCACCGGGTGAAGTGCGGGTGAGACCTCCCGCCTGACGCCCAAGTCGGAGGCGTCGCTCATGCCCGTGAGCACATGGGCCGCAGACGGCGGCAACAACGCGCTGCTGACGGCCACGCCCGTGTCAATCAAGCCCGGCGCGGTCGGGACGATCGTCTGCTCGGGCGTGTTCTTCTGGAATACCAACACCACGGACGTGTTCATTCAGGTGTTCGACGCCACGCCTGACAAGGTTACGCTGGGCACGACCAAGCCCCGGTTCTCGTGGCCCGTGCCTGGGGGCAGCGGCCCGACCAACGGTGCGGGCTGGGAGGAGAAGTTCGCGGCCGACGACGAGATCGAGTTCAACAACGCCATGACGCTGGCCGCCACGACCACGCCCACGGGCTCGAGTGCGCCCGGGACCGCCGTGCAGGCGACCATATACTTCAAGCCGTGAGGGACCAGTGGGCGCGATCATCCCCCCTCCGTTCACCTCCTGGCAACTGCGTGCACAGCGGCTGATCAAGAACTCGCAGACCAGCCAGACGCAGTTCCCGAACAACTCGCCGATCACCGTCACCAAGTCGATCACCGCCGCCAACCCGACTGCGAGCACGATCATCACCGACGCCGGGGTGTCGCCGGCCATTACACCGTTTGTGGCGCCGAACATCATCATGAGCGATGCGCGGTTCACCCTGTGCAACGGCTTTAACATGACGAACCAGGGATCGGGCAACTTCCTGCCGAGCTACATGCCCCTGGAGTCGTCCAACACCTCGGCCATGGGCTGGGCCTTCGTGTTCGGGTCCGACGCCGAAGCGATCGGCATCTGCGTGCGGGGCGGGGGGACCGGCAACGCCGCATCGGCCATTCGGGTCAAGATCGACGGCCAGTGGGCCGCGGCGGCGCAGGTGATCCCCTCCGGCTTCTCCAACTTCTACGAGGTCAAGTACAGCCTCGGAACCGGCAACGGCGGCCCGCACACCTGGAAGGTCTACTGCACCAACAACTCGATCACGGGCGTCAACGCGGGCCTCGCGGCGGGGTCAACGGCGGCCAACAATCCGTACACGATCTGGGACGTGGTGAAGTTCGACACGCCGATGGTGGTGTGCCTGACCGACAGCTACGGCGGCTCCATGCCGCTGGACACCAACACGAACGACCCTCACCAGCCGTTCGTGATCCAGCTCGCCGACTGGATGGGGTGGGACTCGATCATCCCCTACGCTTCAGCCGGCCAGGGCTACATTGCGGGCGGGGTCAACAATGGAAGCCTGAAGTTCAGCCAGACGCTGAACGCGTTGCCCACGGGCCTTCCGGCGGTCAAGACGGCCGACCTCGTGATTATCGCGATGGGCTACAACGACATCGCAGGGTCCACGGCCAACCAGATCGGCGCCGCCTGCCTTGCGGCGCTCCCCTCGGTCAGGTCGACCTATCCGAACGCCTACATCTGCGTCTGGGGAACGTGGAACACGCCAACGCACAACTCCACGAACGCGATCGACACGGCCATCCACAACGCTGTTGCGTCGTTCAATGACCCCTACACGTCGTTCTTCTCGACGATGGGGCAGTACAACAACCTCGTGGCCTATCAGTTCCCGGGCAATTCGGCGTGGGTCACGCAGTACATCCAGTCTGACAACGTTCATGAGACCGACGTGGGCGGCCGACGAGTCGCGCATCGCATGGCGCAGGACCTGATCGAATACCTGCGCACGCAGACCGGCATCAACCTCGCCACGCCCTGATGGCCCAGGACCCGAACAAGCCCAAGGAGTCGACCAAGATCGGCCTGCCTGCAATCGGCCCCGGCATGAACAAGTTGCCGGGCGACATCGGCACGGGCAAGCAGGGCAAGGGCGACGACAAGCCGCTCGGCCGCGACAAGGAAGACGAGGACGACGCCAAGATCCTGGAGCGCATCCGCAAGCGCTTCGAGCGCTGTATCCAGGCCGAGAGCGAAAACCGCAAGGCGGCGGTGGAGGACCTGAAGTTCAAGGTCGGCGAGCAGTGGCCCGCGGACGTTCAGGCCCAGCGCAACCTCGACAACCGGCCGTGCCTGACCTTGAACGTGCTCCCGACCTACATCAACCAGGTGGTCAACGACCAGCGCCAGAACCGACCCACGATCAACATCTCCCCGGTCGGAGAGCGGGGCGACAAGGACGCGGCGAAGATGTACCGCGGCCTGATCCGGGCCATCGAGCGCCAGTGCAAGGCCGACATCGCCTATGACACCGCGTTCGATTCGGCCGTGTCGTGCGGGTTCGGGTACATCCGCATCCTGACCGAGTACGAGAGCCCCGACAGCTTCGACCAGACGATCGTGATCAAGCGGATCCGCAACCGCTTCACCGTCTACCTGGACCCCGACCACCAGGAGCCGGACGGCTGCGATTGCCGGTTCGGGTTCGTCACCGACATCATCCCCCACGACGAGTTCCGGGACGAGTACCCCGATGCCACGCCGCTCAGCTTCGACCAGGGCGGGCAGGGGGAGAAGTTCAAGAACTGGACGTCCAAGGACGGCATCCGGATCGCCGAGTACTTCGAGATCAAGCACGAGATGCGCGACCTCGTGAAGCTCTCCAACGGCCACGAGGGCTGGAAGGACGAGCTGGCCGAGGGCGTGCTCGACAAGTACGAGATCCTGGCCGAGCGCAAGTCCGCCGAACCGAAGGTCAAGTGGTACAAGGTCACCGCGCTGGAGATCCTGGAGCGAGAGGACTGGCTCGGCCAGTGGATACCGATCATCCCGGTGATCGGCAACGAGGAGGACATCGAGGGCAAGGTCAAGCTCTCGGGCGTGATCCGTTTCGCCAAGGACGCGCAGCGGATGCGCAACTACTGGAAGACCGCCGAGACCGAGGCCGTGGCGCTGGCGCCCAAAGCTCCGTTCGTGGGCGCCGAAGGCCAGTTCGAGGGCCATGAGCGCCAGTGGCGGCAGGCGAACAAGAAGTCCTTCCCCTACCTGCAGTACAAGCCCACGACGGTCTCGGGACAGCTTGTGCCGCCGCCCCAGCGCCAGCCCGCCATGCAGGTGCCGACCGCCATCGTGGAGGCCGCGCAGGGAGCCGCACAGGACATCATGGCCACCACCGGGATCAGGTTCGACCCCGGCGGCCAGGGTATCGAGCCCGATCACCGCGAGAGCGGGCGACTGATCCGCGAGCAGCGCCGCAACGCCGACCTGGGGACCTCGCACTACACCGACAACCTGAGCCGCAGCCTGCACCACGTCGGCCGCCAGCTGCTCGACCTGATCCCCAAGGTCTACGACGAAAAGCGGATGCTGACCATCCTGCGCGAGGACGACCAGGAGGAGCAGATCGAGCTGAACCCGCACGCCAACAAGGCCTACGAGGAGACCAAGGACAAGGCGACCGGCAAGACGCGCAAGGTGTTCAACCCCAAGGCTGGCAAATACGGCGTCACGGTCACCATCGGCCCGTCCTACGCCACCCGCAGGATCGAGGCGGCCGAGAGCATGATGGAGTTCGCCAAGGCCCTGCCCAACGTGGCGGCCCTGATCGCGGACCTGATCGCCAAGAACCAGGACTGGGAGGGCGCCGAGGAGATGGCGACCCGCCTGGCCAAGGCCGTGCCGCCCAACCTGATGACGCCGGACCAGAAGGACATCCCGCCCCAGGTGCAGGCGGTGATCCAGAACCTGGAGATGCAGGCCAAGCAGCTGCAGATGCAGCTTCAGGCCGCGCTGAAGGAGGTCCACGAGAAGGAGCAGGACCGCCAGGTCGCACGCGACAAGATCAACGCCGACTTCGAGGTCAAGCTGCTCGGCATCCTGCAGAAGGCGCAGGAGCACGCGGACACGCACCACCTCGCCAAGGTCGATGCACTGGTCACGGGCGTCGAGAAGCTGATGAACGTGCTTTCACCACCGGCGGAAGCCGGGCAACCCACCGGCTCGACCGGGCAATCTGAGACACCGAATGCCTGAACCAACTCACGTCAGCTACGCCTTCCCAAAGGTGATCCAAATCGAGAACGGTTTTCTCATTGAGGACTATGACATCAGGGTCGATGAGATGAGGCGCATATTCGTGCGCTCGCCCGACGAACTGGACGCCTTCATGCTTGATAAGTGGGAGAAGTTCCGCCCGTCCCTGCGTCGCTGGGCCGAGAGGAACATGGACGGAAAGGCGCACGTCGATGCCTGACACCCTCGCCCTCGACATGGGCCGCCCCACCAGCCCCGCCCTGTCGACCACCTCCGACATGCCCAAGGCCTCCGCACCCGCGCCCGAACAGTCCACAGGGTCTGAGGTTGACGCGGAGGCCAAAACGGACAAGCTTTCCGACACCGGGGCTGAAAAGCCCACGGGCGAGACCCCTCCGAAGCCCAAGGCTGACGAGACACCGCCGGCCGTAAAGCGCGAGATCACCATCGAGCGCAACCGGAGGCGGGAGGCGGAAGCAAAAGCCGCCAAGGCCGAGGCTGACCTCAGCGAGGCCCTGAAAGCCCTCAACCGACAAGCCCCGAAGGCCGAAGCTCACGAGCGCAAGCCCCAAAGGGACGCCTACGACGACCCCGAAGCCTACGACGAGGCCCTGATCCAATGGGCCGAGAAGGAAGCGGCCGGGAAAGCCGAGGCGAAGGTGAAGGCGGACCAGGCCAAGTCTGAAGCTCAGGCGGCCGTCCAGAAGACCGTCGAGATGTGGAACGAGCGCAAGGACGCGTTCGCCAAGGACCACCCCGACTTCGAGGAAGTCGCGGAGTCCGAGGACACCCCGATCTCAAGGCCGATGGGCGTCTACCTGATGGAAGCCGAGGACGGCCCGCAACTCGCCTACTGGCTCGGCCAGAACCGCGAGGAAGCGGCCAGGATCGCCAAGCTTTCCCCGGTCAAGGCCGTGGCGGAGCTGGGGCGGATCGCGGAGCGCCTCGCGAACCCGACGCCCAAAGCTCAGCCGAAGCCCAAGCCGGAACCGATCAAGCCGGTCGGCGGCCGTTCAAGTGCAACTCCGAAGGATCCCAGCGAGGAGTCCATGGAGGAGTACGGCGCCCGAAGACTGGCCGAGTTGAGAGCCCGCAAATAACGGCCCGGGATGACCGGGTCTGAGCAACGGACCCGGTTATGACGCAGAACGCCCTTCTCAATCCCTCCCTGATCACCAAGGAGACCTTGACGATCCTGGAGAACAACCTGGTGGCGGCCGGCAAGGTCAACCGCCAGTTCGAGAACCAGTTCGTCAAGATCGGCGCGTCGCTGACGGTCAGGAAGCCGAACCGCTTCACTGTCACCTCAGGTCCCGGCCTGTCGGTGCAGTCGATCTCCGAGCCCTCGACTTCGATCACCATCTCGAACCAGAAGCACGTCGACTTCCAGTTCACCAGCCAGGACCTGACCCTCACCATCGAGGAGTTCAGCGAGCGGTATCTGAAGCCGGCGGCAGCGGAACTCGCCAACCAGGTCGACTACGACACTCTGACCAACTACCAGTCGATCTTCAACCTCGTGGGCACGGCGAACGTGACGCCCGCGAGCTTCCTGTCGCTCGCCAACGTCGGCCAGCGGATGGACGAAGGCGCGGTTCCGCAGGACGGGCGCGTGCTGATCCTCGGCCCGGCGGCCTACTGGTCGATGGCGAACGCCCTGGTCGGCCTGTACGTCAAGAGCGTGGCCGAGCCGGCGCTGAAGGGCTACCTGGCCAACATCGCCAACTTCGAAATCTACGAAGACACGAATATCCAGTCGCAGACCGTGGGCCTGCTCGGCGGCTCCGGCGTGGTCAACGGCGCGAACCAGACGGGCTCCTCGCTGATCACCAACGGCTGGACTGGCGGCGTCACCGGCCTGTTCAATGTCGGCGACGTGATCACCATCGCGGGCGTGAACGCGATCAACCCGAAGTCCAGGAAGTCGACGGGCGCGCTGCAGAACTTCGTGGTCACCGCCTCGGTCAACTCCGACTCCGGCGGCAACGCGACCATCCCGATCTACCCGGCGATCACCACCACCGGCGCGTACCAGACGGTTCCGGCCTCGCCCGCCAACCTGTCGGCCATCAGCTGCCTGACCGGCGCCAGCGGCTCGGTGCACCCGCAGAACATGGCGTTCGTGCGCGACTGCATCGGGCTGGTGACCGTGCCGCTCGAGCTGCCCGAGGGCGTGGACTTCAAGGCGCGGGAGACCTGGAAGGGCATCTCGCTCAGGATCATCCGCGCATATGATATAAACAACGATGTATTCCCATGCAGGATGGACATCCTGTACGGCACGGCCTGCTTCTACCCCGAGCTCGGGGTGAGGTTGACGGGCTGAGCCATGAAGGACTTCAACCCGATCAACCGGCACGGACGCAAGGCCAAGGCCTCCCGCAAGCCCCACGATCCGCTCTACGGCGTGATGGTGGAGGAGGTCCAGACCGGCCAGGTCAGGCGTGTCGGCCCGGCCATGGCGCAGCTCGTCGCCGAGCGGTTCATCGTCGCCATCAACACCCAGATCGCGCTCGGCAAGGAGCGCAACTGGTCCAATCCGCATCTCGTGAGGGTCTGATCCCATGGGCATCGTCACTGCCAACGTCGGAACCTCCGACACCTACACCCAGGTCGGCCCGAACGACCCGCAGGGCCAACAGCTCTGCTCGCAGGCCTCGACGCCGCTGGCCTTCTTCGGCGCCACGCCGGTCGCCCAGCCCTTCGGCAACCAGCAGAACGCGGCCGTCCGCGGCGCCGCCAGCGGCGTCTGTACGGCCTGGGCGAGCTTCCAGACCGCCTTCGTCTCCGGCGGCGTGGCCACTATCACTTCGTCCGAAAGCGGGCTCACGATCCAACAGGGCACGACCACCAGCGCCCGGGTGCTCCTGACCTCTGGCGACATGGTCTACCTGAACAAGCCGACCAGCCAGGCGGGCCTCGGCGTCGGCAACGTGCGGGTCTCGGCGTCGAACGTCATCGGCGTGACCCTGACCAATGCGTCGGCCGGCACCCTCACGCCCACGACCAACCAAGTCTACCGCATCGCCTCGACCCGCGGCGTGCCCACCATCTCCGCGACGCTCTCGCCCGCGGCCGTGGCTCCCAACGTCACCGTCGAGCAGCAGTTCACCATCACCCCGACCGCCGCGTCGCCGCAGGGCATCATCCCGGGCTCGCTGGTCCAGGTGATGAAGCCGACCTCGCAGGCGGGCCTCGACATCGTCGGCGTCCGGGCGGTGTCCAACAACGTGGTGGGGATCACCTTCGCCAACGTGACGGCGGCCACCATCACCCCGACCGCCGCAGAGTCCTACACCTTCCAGTCGCTCCAGTCGCTGGACGCCCACAACAACTTCCTGCAGCTCACGCTGAACGGCGGGGCGGTGGGCAACCTCGGCGGCGCGGCGGGCGTCACGGCGACCGGCGGCAATACGGTGTTCACCGGCCTCCTGGCCACGGACATTCCGGTCGGCGCGGCAATCGCCCCCACGGGCGCCAACAACGGCGGCGCGGCGACCAACGCCGCCTCGCCCGCGTTCTCGATCCTCACCGCCGACACGCTGACCATGTGGTTCAACGTCATCGGCACGGGCGCCACGCCGACCGCCAACGTCTACTGGGACCAGCTGGTGTTCCGCCTGAACCCGGCGGCCCCGCTGGTGCTCTACACGCCGACCATCACCCCCGCCTCGGTCGCGGCCAACACCACGGCCGAGCAGACCTTCACGGTCACCGGTCTCCTGGCCAACACGGTCGTCTGGGTCAACAAGCCCTCCTGGACGTCAGGCCTGGGCATCGCCGGTGTTCGCGTCTCGGCGGCTTCGACCCTGGCCATCAACTACATCAACGTCACCGGATCGGCCATCGTGCCGCCGTCCGAGACCTACGTCGTCGGCAACTTCCAGGGCCAGGCCCCGACCCCCACGACCTCGAACACCACGGGCGGGGCGGTCAGCCAGCAGTGCGTCGCAGCCCTGGTGTCGACGATCAACCAGGTCGCCAAGGCTCGAACCGACCTCGTCTCTCTGGGCCTCTGGGCCGGCGCCTGATCAACCCCGTGGACAAACCGGCCGCTTTCCTTGAGAGGGAGCGGCCGGGCCATAGGCTGTGCGGGTGATTTGGAGCCCCGAATGACCCGTCAGGTCGCCTTCGCCACGCCCTCGCTCACCCACTCGGTCTCGATGGAGTTCTTTCGCTCCTCGATGCAGACCGACTGGCTGCTCACCGAGCAGGGTTGGAAGCGCACCTACCTCAACATCTGCGGCGACCAGTTCATCGCCAAGGCCCGCAACAAGCTGATGAACGACTTCCTGGAGAAATGCCCGGAAGCCGAATGCCTGTTCTTCCTCGACGACGATCTCGGTTGGCCCGCGCAGAAGGTGCTGGAGTTCCTGGAGCGTCCCGAGGACATCCTGGTCGGCGTCTACCCGAAGAAGTCCGAGGAGGAGGACTGGCCGGTCGTGGTCTGCGGCGACAACGGCGAACTGATCGAGCGCGACGGCCTGATCAAGTGCGTCAGGGGCCCGACCGGGTTCATGCGGATCAAGCGCCACGTCATCGAGGAGATGGTCAAGTACGCGCCCCCGTTCATGGACGTCGACAAAGAGGGCAAGACGGTCACGACGCCCGCGTGGTTCGCGGCAGGGGTCGCTCCTGACGGGTGGTTCTGGACCGAGGACTACATCTTCTGCCAGAACGCCACAGCCTGCGGGTTCGAGATCTGGGCGGACCCCAACATCGACTTCGAGCACCGCGGAAACCGCGTGTGGAAGGGCAACTTCTCCACCGCCATCCCGACCTTCAAGGAGCGGGCGATCCAGGCCCAGGCCGACCGCGAGAAGGCGGAGGCCGACTGGCGGGAGGGGATCGACAACAGCTTCGTGATCGAGGGTGAAGTTCTCAACAGGAGCGACGCGGCATGACCTACGACGAATATCCCATGGTGATGACCCACCCCAACGCCCAGGCCGCCAAGATCGAGAAGACCGAGGGCCAGGACCTGAAGGGCCGGTTCACGGACTACGGCGGCACGCCCGCCACCCTGCAGCCGGTCACCGTGAACGACGAGGACCAGCGCCAGCAGTACGAGGCCAAGGGCTACCGCCCCGCCGGCACGCCGGACGCCTCGGCCTACATCAGCGCCGCCTCGCCCGCGCCGTCCCCGGACTATCAGCCAGCCGAGTACCCCAAGTGGGTGCAGGGCGTGATCGTCAACTCGCGCGAGGATGAGCTGGCGAAGTTCCCGCCCGCCAAGCCCGAGCCCGACCTGTCGCGCCACAAGCCCCGAAGCGCTGGCGGCGCCCTGTAAGCCATGACCGTCGCTCTGGACATCATCACCGACGCGCTCCAGCGGCTCGGCGTCTATGACGCGAACCAGCCGCTGAACTCGGAAGACGCGCAACTCGGCCTGAACGTCCTGAACGACCTGCTCGACAGCCTGTCGACGGAAAACCTCGTCTGCTACGCCAACCTGGAGCAGTCCTTCTCGCTCACCGTAGGTCAGGCGCAATACCAGATCGGCGGCGGCTCCGGTCCCGCGTCAGGCCTCGTGCGACCGCTCGACATCCCGCCCGGCCGGGGCTCGGCCTACATCCAGGACACCAACCTCAACAACTTCCCGGTCGACATCGTCAACCAGGACCAGTGGAACATGATCGGCCTTCGGACGATCACCTCCAACATCCCCGACACTCTGTTCTACGACCCTCAGTACCCGGTCGGCCTGATCAACCTGTTCCCGATCCCCAATATCTCCTACACGCTGTTCTTCGACTGCCGTCTCTTGCTGTCGGACCTCGCCAACATCACCGCGGCGGTGACCCTCCCGCCCGGCTACAACCGGTTTCTGAAGGCCAACCTGGCGGTGGAGCTCCACCCCTACTACTCCGACCAGCCCCTGAACCCGCTGGTCCTGGCTGCGGCCCTGGAGTCGAAAGGCAACGTCAAGCGGTCGAACCTGAAAGAGGTGGTCGCCGACTACGACCCCGAGATCGTCTCCAGGGGAACGCCGACGTACAACATCTACCGTGATCGCACCGCCGGAGGGTAGATGAAGACCCTCTTCTTCGGCGACGCCTATGTCGCGCGATCCCAGGACTTCGCAGACCAGCGCTGCATCAACCTCTATCCCGAGATTGCCGAGACAGGAGCGGCCAAGGAGATTGGCGCGTTCTACGGCACGCCCGGCCTGGACCTGCTGACGAGCGTGGGTCCAGGCCCGATCCGGGGCATGATCCCGCAGGAGGGCACGCTCTACGTCGTCTCGGGCAGCTCGGTATATTCGCTGACGAGCAAGTACGTCGCGACCTCCCTGGGCACGCTGGCGACCGCGGCAGGCCCCGTTTCGATGATCACCAACCTGACCCAGGCGGCGATCTTCGACGGGCTGAACGGCTATTCGATCTCGTCGGGAACCCTGGCGCAGATCACGTCTCCAACCGGGGGAACATGGTTTGCCGGCGTGGGGGCGTTCCAGGACGGCTTCGGCGTCGTCAATTCTATCGGCACACAGAACGTCTACCAGTCGAACCTCAACGACCTGACGACCTGGGGATCCCTCAGCTTCACCGTGGCGGACGGATCGTCTGACGCGGTGGTGGGCATCGCGTCGCTACACCGCCAGCTTGTGGTGTTCAAGGAAGACCGGATCGAGTTCCAGATCAACGCCGGGACCTCGCCTTATGTGTTTGCACGCCTGGAGGGGGTCTATCCGCACGCCGGGTGCGCGGCGCCCTACTCGATAGCCAATCTCGGCGAGACCGTCTGCTGGCTGGGCCAGAACAAGGACGGCGGCAATGTCGTCTACATGCTGGGCGGCTACGAGGCGGTGAGGATTTCCACCCACGCCATCGAGTTCGCGCTCGGCCAGTACAGCACCGTCTCGGATGCGATAGGATATGGCTACGAGCAGGAGGGGCACTTCTTCTACCAGCTGACCCTCCCCACGGGAAATGCAACCTGGGTCTATGACCTGACCGAAAGCCGCAAGGCCGGGCGGCCCATGTGGCACCAGCGGGCGGCCTTCTCCGCAGGGGCGTTCAACCGCCATCAGTCGTCCTGCTGCGCCTACTTCAACGGCCAGGTGGTCGTGGGCGACTCCACCAACGGCAACCTCTACGCTTACGACCTGAACACCTACACCGACAACGGCGCCCCCCGGAAGTGGCTTCGGTCGTGGCGGGCGACCAAGTCGGCGACGATAAAGACGCTCAAGTGCAACATGCTGGAGGTCGATTGCGAGACGGGCGTGAGCGTACCTCCAGGGCTCAACCCGCAGGTCATGCTCCGACAGTCCTTCGACGGGGGGCAGAACTGGTCGCGCGAGCGCTTCGCCCCGGCCGGGCAGACGGGCCAGACGAACTACCGCGTGCAGTTCCGCAGGCTCGGCATGGTCAGGCGGGGCATCCAGTCGGATCGGATCCTTGAGCTTTCCGGAACCGACCCGATCAAGATCGCGCTGCTGGGCGCCGAAATGCTGGGTACGGCCCCCTCGGAAGACCAATGAGCATAACCCTCCCGCGCAACGTCCAGGCCGTGGAGAGCATGCCCCAGGGCTTCTCCCGCTTCTGGTTTCAGTTCTTCGAGGGCATCTACACCCTCCTGACCAGCATTCCCGGCGGCAACATCGTGCCGACCGCCTCCCTGCTGCAGTACGCCGGCCCGAGCCCGCCGGCAGGGTTCCTGACCTGCAACGGGGCGGCGGTGTCCCGGACCACCTACGCCACCCTGTTCGGCGTGATCGGCACGACCTATGGCGCGGGCGACGGCTTGACCACCTTCAACCTCCCGAACGTGGCGGGGGCTTACATCACGATGATCAGGACCTGACCTCTCGTCTGTGGGGACAGTTCCGCCGGTCTGGTCGACCTTGAACCCGACGTTCGTCAACATCGCGCCATGTCGAGCGGCCGCTTCTTCATCACCGGCCTGCCGCGGAGCCGGACCGCCTGGTTCGCCGTGGTCGCCGGCGCGCGCCATGAACCCTCCTCCACCCAAAGCGTGCACAAGCTCCTGGGCCACTGGCCAGACGGGACGGGCGTCTCGGACTCGAACCTGGGCCTTCACATCGCAGACGTGATGCGCCTGGTCGGTCCCAGGACCCTGGTCATCGAGCGGCCGGTGGGGGACGTGGAGGCGTCGTTCGTCCGCTATGTCATGCGCAGCGGCTATGACCTACAGCTCATGGGTCACGGCATGCTCTATGAGCGTCTGGGCGTTTTGGAGCACGCGCTGCGCTACGAGCATCCGCTGATCAAGCGGGTGGATTTCTCGGCGCTCAACGACATCGGGACGGTGAGGGAGTGCCTGGACTGGCTGGGCGTTCCCGAACCCCCGCTGCTGGACCAGCTCATGCACATGAACATCCAGAGCGACTTCGACTTCAACCTGGCCCTTGTCGAGAAGCAGAGGCGGGCCGGATGAGCGCGCACGCCATCAAGCTGGCCGAGGGGGTGGACGTCTCCCCCTTGCTCGCCGAGATCGAGGCGCACCCGGAGCTGTGGAACGCCCACAGCGCCCGCAGAGACGCGCCCGGCTCGCCGCATACCCAGATGTCCGACATCTGGGTCCGCTACAACCATCCTTCGGCCCTGAAGGACCCGTCGACCTTCAACGATGAGCACTTCCCGGTCTGGTATCCCGCTTGGGAAGCCCTGCCGTCGCTCAGACAGATCGTGTTCTCCCTGATGAGCGCGACCGAGGGCGAACATCTGGGCGGGGTGCTGATCACGAAGATCCCGCCCGGATGCAATATCGAACCGCACATCGACAGGTCGTGGCACGTCGATTTCTACAATTGCAAGTGCTACCTGTCGCTGAAGTCGAGTCCTGGCGCAGATTTTGTGTTGGACTACGCCGATGGACAAGTGGTTCTGAACCCCAGACCCGGAGAAATATACCGGATCGACAATCGAGAACGTCATTGGGTTGTGAACAACAGCTCAGATGACCGCATGACCCTGATCGTATGCATTCGCAGCCAGCAGTTCGACGGCTACGACATTTCGGGAGTTTGCTGACATGCCCTACGCCATCGTCGCCGCTGCAGCCGCAACGGTCGGGGGCTCCCTGCTTCAAGCCTCTGCGACCCAGGGCGCGGCCCATGACCAGGAGGAAGCGGCCAACAACGCCACCAAGGTGCAGTTGAAGATGTACGACGAGACGGTTGCGCGAGAGCAGCCGTTCGTGGGCGCCGGGACCAATGCGCTCCAGGCGCTTCAGTACGGGATGGGCCTGGGATCGCCCACCAGCTACACCGGCTCGGCGGTTCCGGGGGGCTTTGGAAGCCTGTCCGCCCCCTTCGATGCGTCCAAGCTTGCCGAGACGCCGGGCTACCAGTTCACCTTCCAGCAGGGCGAGCAGGCCCTCCAGGACCAGTTCTCGGCCTCTGGCGGGGTCGGCGGCGGCAATGCGCTGAGGGCTGCGACGCAGTTTGGGGAGGGTCTGGCCTCGACCACCTACCAGCAGCAGTTCCAGGACTACCTCGCCCAGCAGGCCCAGCAGTACGGGTTCCTGCAGACCATTGCGGGCTCGGGCCAGAACGCGGCGGCAAACCTAGGCGCGCTCGGTGCATCGGCTGGCCAGTCGATCGGATCCAACATCATCGGCGCCGGCAACGCCCAGGCAGCGGGCGTCGTAGGTGCGACCAACGCCCTGACGGGTGGGATAAACAGCCTTGCGGCCAACTACTTGATCGCCAACATGGTCGGGGCTGGCAGCGCAGCAGCACCTGCCGCAGCGGCTGCGTCCAGCGCAGCGGCGCCCGCCGCGGCGGCGGATTTCGCCTACTCGGTCGGGTTTGGCTGATGCCCGTAGACCCGTCCATTCCGCTCTCGATCAACCCGCCGCCCGGGCCTCAGCAGCTCATGTCGCTCTACCAGCTCGCACAGAGCCTGAAGGCGCAGCGACAGCAGGAGCAGCAGTTCAACGCCCTGCGCGAGCTGGCGGCTCGGAAGGACAGCTTCGACGACAAGGGCCGCCCGACGTCGAACTTCCTGCGCGGCCTGCAGCAGATCGACCCTATGAAGGCGATGGAGGCCTACGACCAGCTCGCCCAGGCGGACGAGCGCGAGGCCATGGCGGCCCAGCACAAGGCCGTGGCGATGAAGGACAAGATGGAGGCTTCGCACGGCGTGGCTTCCGAGGCGATCGACGCCTACGACGCGGCGTTGAAGGGGGGGCTGTCCGAGGACGCGGCGAAGGCCAAGGCGCAGGGGGTCTACACCGAAGGGCTCGACCGGCTGAAGAAGTCCGGCATGTTCTCGGCTGATGAGGCGGCCAGCGTCCCGACCGAGTTCGACCCGGTCACAACCCGCGCGAACGCCGGCAAGACGCAGGAATGGCTGAAGCGTCTGGACGAAGAGGACAAGATCAAAGCCGAGCAGGCGTTGGCCAAGAAGCGCGAGGATCGCGAGGAAGCCGCGCAGGAAGAGCGCGCGCGCCACGACAAGGTGACGGAGGGGATCGAGGCCGGGAACCTCAAGCTCCACCGCGACGAGTTCAAGCTCAGGAAGGAGCAGGCCGAAAGCGCCCGGCTCGATCAGGGAACGGTCGACTCCATGGCCGACCAGTACCTCGCGGGCGACAAGTCCGTTCTGGGAAACCTGGGACGCGGCGCGCAGGGCGCGGAGAACATCGTCAGGGTTCGGGAGGCCATCTATCGCCGGGCTCAGGCCGCGGGCATGTCGCCCGCCGATATCGCTCGCCAGCTCGCCTCCTACGCCGGGGACACCCAGGCGCAGAGGACGCTCGGGCAGAGGTCCGCCCAGATCGACCTCGCGGCCAACGAGGCGGAGAAGTTCGCGGGCCAGGCTCTCGAAGCGTCGAGCAAGGTCGGCCGGTTCGGGTGGGTCCAAGTCAACAAGGCGCTGCAGGGCGCGGAGACCTCGTTCAGCAACCCGGAACTCAAGAAACTCCGGGTTGCCGTTGACGCGCTGGTGAACGCCAGAGCACGTGCCATCTCCCCCACGGGCGTTCCCCACGTCGCGGACCAGGAGGTCGGTCGCCGGCTGCTCTCGTCCGCGGACGGCCCGGAGGCCTTCAAGGCCGCTGTGGAGCAGATGGAAGCGGAGGTCCGCGCGGCCAGACAGGCGTCGGCTGACACGCGAGCGGAGGCCAGACACCCGGACGGCCCGCAAGAGGCCAAAGCCCCCGTCTCGGTCAAGACCCCCGCCGACGCTCAAAAGCTCAAGCCCGGGACGCACTACCGGACCCCTGATGGCCGGGAGTTCATCCGATGAGCGACAACTGGCCCGGCACGCCGGTTGCTCAGGGGAGTCAGTGGCCTGGCTCTCCGGTGTCCAAGAAGGTTCCCATCGACTTCACCGACGAAAGGACGCATGCCTCACACCCGCTCACCCCCGAGGAGCGGATTTTCCCGGCCCCGGACGCGGCCCCGAACAACGACCGCAGCCTGTCGAACATCAACCCCGCAACGGCCTACTTGAGCGACTACGGCGACCGGGTTCGCCGCGACCTCGGCGGCATCAAAGGCGCCTTCGACGCGGACGCCGCCTTCAACCAGTGGGCTCAGGTGCGCGGGATGAACTTCCGCAACCGACGCCAATTCTTCGCGGCGCGCGAAGCCTTCATGAAGGAGCACCCGGAGTACGAGCAGGGGATGCGCTCCGGAGGCCTGGGCGTCGTTGGCAACGCCGTGGACTATATCGCGTCCCCCGTCGAAGCGGCCGCCGATTCGACGGTCGGTCGCAGCCTGGAGGCCTGGACGGGCGGGAAGCTCAAGCGTGACCTCGCCGGCGACGTCGCGGGGGCTATCCTGCCGATTGGCGCGGAGGTGAAGGCCGTCACGGCGCCGGAGAAGGCCCTGGCGCTCTCCCTGAAACGCAGCGGCAAGACCGCAGGCGAGATCCAGGCCGCCATCGTTCGGTTGCGCGACGCGACCCACGCGAAGGACGTCGTGGCGCCGGTGGCGGCGTTCACGAAGAAGGTCAAGGGCGGACAGGACCTCTCACCCGCCCAGAAGCTGGTCCTGAAGCGCATCGCCCAGACCCGCAATGTCACCGCCCAGAACATGCTCGACCTGGCGAGGAAGACCCCCGAAAAGCCCCTGACCCTGATGGACGTGGGCGGCCCCAAGGTGCAGGGCCTGGCCGGCAAGGTCGCCCGGACACCAGAGGGTGGGGCCGAGCTGCAGAACTTCCTTCACGAGCGCACCCGCGGACAGACCGAGCGCCTGGATACGGACGTCTCCCGCGACATCGCGCACGGGACATCTTTCGAGACCATCGAGGCCCTGAAGGCGGCCCGGTCCAAGGCGGCCGACCCGCTCTACAAGGCGGCCGAAGAGGCCAACCCCGTCGTTCGTTCTTCGGTCATCGACGAGATCGTTCGGTCTCGCCTCGGGAAAAGGGCCTGGGACGAAGCGGTCGCGGACGCCCAGACGGAAGCCGCCATGTCCGGCGAGCGACAGGCGGACAAGTACAGCCTGCGCGTCCTGGACGGCGTAAAGCAGAAGCTGGACGACGTGGTGAGCCGGGAGTTCAAGGCCGGCAACGGGAACGAGGCGCGGCTCGCCAAGGGCCTTCGAGACCGGCTGCTCGACGAGCTCGACGCCGCCGACAGGACCGGCAATTACGCGAAGGCCCGCGAAGCATGGTCGGGACCGACCCAATCGGCTACGGCGGTGGAGTTCGGCGAGCGCGCCATCACCGGCAGGATGGACCCGCAGGAAATCGCGGCCGGGGTCAAGAAAATGACGCCCAACGACCGCGAGTTCGCCAAGATCGGCGTCGCGAAGGCGATCAGGGATCTCTATTCGAGGGTGGGCAGGAACGCCAACTCCGCCCGCGCCATCGCCGACAACCCGGCGTTCGAGGCCCGCCTGCTCCCCCTGTTCGAGAACAAGGCGAAGTACCAGCGCTTTGTCGACTCCGTCCTGGCCGAAGACACCATGTTCAGGACCGACGCGGAGGTGACGCGCGGCTCCAAGACGGCGGCGCGGCAGATGGAGGACGAGACGCACCCCGCCGTAGAGCATGCGGCCAACGCCCTGTCCGTGCTCGGCAAGGCCAAGGCCGGGAACCTTGTGGGCGCGGGGATCAGGGCCGCGGAAATCGTAGGCAATCAGGCGACGAAGCTCTCACCCGACATGGTCCGGGAGCTAACCGACATCCTCACCACTCCGATAAGCGACGCGAACAGCCACGCCGCCCGCCTGCTTCGAGACCATCACGCCGTAGCGCCAGGGACGCGGAATTTCCTCTCGCAAGTGCGCAACCGACTTGCTCCACCGCCATAGCCATAAGCCGATGACCAGGATCATCCACAGGCTGTGCTGGAGAGGGCTCACATGCGGGTCCTGATCATCGACACGGAGGACATGGGCCTGGATTTCGCGCTCCGGTGTACAGACGCAGGCCACGATGTGCGTCTGTACCACGACCACAAGTCCAAGATCGGCGACGGCTTCAAGGGCGTCAAGAAGGTTCCCGACTGGCGCGAACACATGGCCTGGGCCAGCGAAGGCCTGATCCTGACCACGGGCAATTCGAAGTACCTCCCCGCGCTCGACCGCTACCGCGACCACGGGTTCGACGTCTTCTCCCCAAGCGTCAAGTCAGCCGCCCTGGAGATCGACCGGGCCTTGGGCATCGCCGAGATGCGCCGGGTCGGGATCGAGGTGGCGGAGTTCAACACCTTCGCCGGGCTTGATGAGGCGGAGGCGTTCGCGCGCAAGGCGCAGGCGCCCTACGTGTTCAAGACTTTGGGCGACGAGGCCGACAAAAGCCTCTCCTACGTCTCCTCCGACCCTGCCGACCTTGTCGGGTGGATACAGCGCCAGAAAGCTCGCGGCCTCAAGCTCAAAGGCCCCTGCATACTGCAGCAGAAGATCGAGATAATCGCGGAAGTCGGCGTCAGCGGTTGGTTCGGACCCCAAGGTTTCCTCGCGGACAAATGGCAGGTCTGCTTCGAGCACAAGAAGCTGATGGACGGCGAGAACGGTCCCAATACAGGCGAAATGGGCACGGTATGTCAATACGTGAAGTCCGACACCATGGCCGAAGAGATGCTGGAGCCGATGGCCCCGCTGCTCAAGAAGCTCGGCCACCGTGGGGATTTTGCGATTGGCTGTGGGATCGACGCCAAGGGCAAGGCCTGGCCGTTCGAGTTCACCGCCAGATGTGGCTGGCCCGCCTTCTTCATCCAGACCGCCTCGCACAAGGGCGATCCGGCCCAGTGGATGCGCGATCTATTGGATGGCGAGGACACGCTGGACGTATCGCGCGACGTGGCGATCGGGGTGGTCTGCGCCCAGCCGAGATGGCCCTACGGCGACTCGAAGCCGGAGATGGTGGAGGGAGCGCCGATCTCGGGGATCGCGGAGGTGAGGGAGCAGATCCACCCGGCCCAGATGATGATGAGGACGGGTCCGGTGATGGAGGACGGCCAGGTCGCGGACAAGCCTGTGCACCAAACCGCCGGTGAGCTTGTGTTCGTGGCGACAGGTCTGGGATCAACGGTCACCAAGGCCCGCGAAGCAGTCTACGCGGCGGTAAAGGCAACGAGCTTTCCTGACCGGATGGTGAGGGAGGACATCGGCCTGAAGCTAGAGGACCCGCTGCCGAAGCTCCACCGCTTCGGCTTCGCCAAGTCGATGGAGTTCTGATCGTGACCAACGCGGTGGTCACCCTGCAGCCCGGCATCATCCCCGAGTTCCAGATCGCGGGGATTCCGGCCGTTGGCGCGAAGCTGTTCGCCTATGCGGCCGGCACGACCACCAAGCAGAACACCTACACCGACAACACCGGTTCAACTCCCCAGACCAACCCGATCGTCATGAACGCCCGGGGAGAGCCCACCAACGGCGCGGGCTCGGCGGGCGTCTGGCTGCAGCAAGGCCTGTCGTACAAGTTCGTCCTGTCGTCCTCGACCGACACCGACCCGCCGACGAACCCGATCTGGACGATCGACAATGTGCTGGCGGCGAACCCGGTCTCGTTCGCGCAGTCGACCCTCGCGTCCGCTTCGACGACGGACCTTGGCAGCGTCGCCACGCACCTGATCCAGATCACCGGGTCGGCCTCGGTCACGTCGCTGGGGTCTTCGGCCTCGACGGGCAACCCGCTCTACTTCGTGACATTCAGCGCCAAGGCGACCCTTACGTACAGCTTTCCCACCCTGTTCCTGCCGGGGCAACAGAATATCATCACGAGCCCTGGCGACCTTGCCCTGTTCGAGTACCAGGGCTCGGGCAACTGGTCGTGCCTCGCCTATTGCCCGGTGAAGGGCGATATCACGCTGGGCGAATCAACCCTGGCCTCGGCGTCCACGACCGATCTCGGAAACGCGGCGTCGCAGGCGGTCGTCGTCACCGGCACGACCACCATCACCTCGTTCGGGTCCACCGCCCAGATCGCCTTCCCGTACTTCTTCGTCCGCTTTACCGGCGCCCTGCAGATCACCTACAACGCGTCGTCCCTGATCCTGCCGGGCTCGGCCAACATCACCACGGCGGCGGGGGACTTCGCCATCGTCCAGTACCTGGGGTCGGGCAACTGGCGGGTGATGGCGTACATGCTCGCCAACGGCGGGGATCTTCCGAACACCGTCACGAACGCCATGCTCGCCCAGATGGCGGCCAACACGATCAAGGGCAACAACACGGGCGGGGAGGCCAACGCGGCGGACCTGACAGTTTCCCAGGTCCTGACCCTGCTGGGCTTCGCTTCGTCGGGAAACTCGTCGAAGGGTTCCGTAACGCTCCCCGGCGGCACGATCATCAACTGGGGAACGGTTGCGAGTGTGGGCGCGGCCAGTACCGGGTCGGATACGCTGCAAACGGCATTTTCGACCGGCGGCATCGGGGTCGTTGGAACCGATTTCGTCGGCACCAACGCCGTTTCCGTGACCTCCGTCACGACGACGACGATCAACGTCCGCAACAACCAAAGCGGCGCTGCGAACGTCCCGTATGTCGCCATCGGCAGGTAGGAGGGATTATGGGCGACGGTGAGCACTTGGCGAATGGCTGCGACACCGCCGCCGCTATGGACCGCGCAGTCACCGCCATCGAGGCGTTGGCGGCCGAGGTCAAGCAGACGCGCGAGACGTTCGCGCCCGCCGCGGAAGCACTCCACGGCCTGGGGGACGCACAGAAGAAGCTGTGCGCCTGGATCGTCGGGAACCGGCTGAAACTGGCGGCCTCGGTCCCCGTCGTCCTGGTGGGCGTGGGCGCGATCTCGCCCAACGCGGCGCACCTGATCGAGAAGCTGATGAAGCTATGGGGGTTCCAATGACCTTCAACGTAGACCCGCATGGCCGGCTGGCCGGCGTCCATCCCGACCTGGTCAAGGTGGTGCAGCGGGCGGCCCAGATCACGACGCAGCCGTTCCAGGTCATCGAGGGCCTACGCACGGTTCAGCAGGAAGCGGTGAACGTCGCGAAGGGGGCGTCACAGACGATGCACTCGCGCCACCTGAACGGGTGCGCCGTGGACGTGGCGGCCCTGCTGGACGGCCACATCGAGTGGCGGCCAGCCTTCTACACCGCAATCAACGACGCCTTCGAGCAGGCCTCCAAGGAGCTGAGCATCCCGATCACCTGGGGCGGCTCATGGAAGACGCTCAAGGACTACGGGCACTTCGAGCTTTCGTGGACCGCCTATCCATCCCAGTCCAACCCCTATCCGGCCACAACCAAGGCGGCCGCCTGATGTTCAGCCTAACCCTCAACCTCTTCCGCAGAAAGGATTTCGACATGTCGTTCGAAGCCAAGTTCCAGCCCGTCCTCGACGGGATCAACGCCCTGACCGCCAAGGTCGCGAGCCTCCAGGCCGAAATCGCCAACAGCGGCGACCTTCAGGCCAAGCTCGACGCAGCCAACGCCACCATCGCCCAGTCCGCGCAGAACGAGACCGACACCGTGTCGGCGCTCACCGCCGCGCTCCCCACCCCTTGACCCCGAAGGACACGCCATGGCCTCCCAACTCGCCCCCGAGATCCTCAACCCGCTGAAGGCCCTCCTCCAGGAGGAAGCACAGCCCGTGCTCGACACCTTCCTCGGCGACATCAACGCCGCCGGCCAGAAGGCCGTCAACAGCCTCCCGCAGGCCGCCCAGGCCCCTGCCGGGCTCGGCTGGACGCTGTTCTCGACCATCCTGACCATCGCCGCCCACGGCGAGCTGGCGGTGATCCTGAGGCACAACCAGCCTCCGGCCCCCCCGCCGGCTCCCTGAGAGACCGGCCACCGGTTCCTCTTTCCACAGCCCGGCCCCTCCAGGAGCCGGGCTTTTTCTTGAGAGGCGACGGGAGCGCGCATAATGCGCGCAAGCCCAAAACCAGAAATCTCAGCAAACCCTTGCTGGATATGGTGCCGCCGGACAGGATCGAACTGTCGACCTCAGCCTTACCAAGGCTTTGCCGCACAACGACTTGTGCGAGACAGGCGCATCCAAGCGCTACATTTTGCGACACTCGCGACGGTGTTCGCGTT